CATGGCGAAGGATTGACTCGGACTGCCGAGAGAGGCTACATTCATAGAATGAATATGGAAACACTTAAGCCCAGCCAGATCGACGCCAAGGCGATTGGCTATATACAGAGAAGGCTAAAGAGAACGCTTACCTACAACGAGAAGGTGGCGCTCGTCGGCAACATCGAGCCGGGATCTGGGCAGGAGTTTAAGGATACCGTGGACTTCTGGTTTGACCACGGTCTTTCCTTCGAGGGCAGGGAGAACATGGAGGACTTTCGCACCAACTACCTGACCCGCTGCGCCGACCGCAGGGAACGCGAATGGGCAAAGGAGAAAGCGCAACTACACAACACCAAGATCATTGACCTTTTCGACGTTAGGATATGAGGCAGAGATGCTCTGCCACAAGATTACCGGGTTGTCCATCGCTCAATGGGAGCAGTCTATAAAAGCCCGTAGGCAACGCGCCCTGCGTTCTGGGAAACTGCATGGGCTACCTATCAGCCAACACCAACGAGACGAGTGGATAGCCTTCTACGACCTCGCACCAGAGGACTTCGAACTTATCTGCATCAACAGGGAAGGCGGATATGAGCAGAACGCCGTTGTTAGATCAGAGAACAAGGCTCGCTCCGAACTGGGAGACGCAGCCAGACCCGGTGAGGCGCTGCCAGTACCTAATGTGGAGGACATCTCCGATCATTGGTGGTCCTATTACGACCGCAACCAAAAGGCACAGACGCCGCGATGCACAAGCAGGCTCGGTTACAGGCTTAGAAACAGGCTTGAACATAGATGACCGCGCAGGCGTTATATTGACATGGAAAAGATCAAGCCACACCCGCCGGAGCAGATACCCGTTTCGGCACTTGTACCACCAACCGTACTACCTACGATGATCAAGAAACTACTCGACCGCCTGAAAGAAGCATCTACATGGGCAGGACTTGCCATCATCGCGCAGTTCTTGCCCATTGGCGTTGAGGACTTGCAGGTAATCTGGGAAGCCATCACAGCCCTTGCTGCCGTTGCCGCCATGTTGATCCCAGAAGGCAAAGACAAGCAAGAATCCGATAAAGGATGAACGCACCCGAGTACATCGTCCTGCATACCCTCGCCTTTGATGGTGACGCAGGTATTGATCGGGTCCGGCGTTGGCATCTTGACAGGGGATGGTCGGACGTTGGTTACCACTACCTCATACGCAGGAACGGTGCGCTTGAAACAGGAAGGGCAGAGGATGAGCAAGGCGCTCATGCGTTAGGTTACAACAACCGAAGCATAGGTATTGCTTTCGAGGGTCACGGAGACCACGAGATGTGGACGCTGCCGCAGGTCTTGTGCGCTGTCCGTCTTTGTGACCGTCTATCTGATCTGTACGACATACCGCCACACAACATACTCGGACACCGCGAGACAGGAGCCAAGAAAACCTGCCCCGGCACGAAGATCGACATGGACGCGTTCCGCGCCTTGTTCTTTCATTGCATACCAGAGGACTAATACAAGACGCTCACGCGCGTGAACAAGAACAGACATACCGACGAAGAGATTATCGCAGCCCTTGTAAAGCATAAGGGTATCATCACCCGTGTGGCTGAGGATCTGGGATACCATCGCAGTAGCATATACCGCCGCATGGAAGAGAGTGAGACGGTAAAGACGGTCTATAATGCCCTGAAGGACCAGATCGCCGATGAAGTGCAGGACTGCATTGCCACGGTAGCGATGGACCCAACGCACCCGTCTTGGTTTCAGACCGCTCGTTATTACAGCAGGGTAAAGATGGGTTGGAGCGAGAACAACACCATCGACATCACCTCCGGCGGTCAGCCCTTGCAGATCAATTTCGTCCCGGTCGATGCCGACCACGATGATTGATGTCTGGCGATCAGATTCAGTACAACAGCCGCTACTCTGGCTTTCTTAAAAGCGAGGACAGGTACGCGGTACTGTTTGGCGGGGCGGGATCTGGTAAGTCCTACACGGTAGCACAGAAACTCGTGTACCGCTGCGTACAGAATAAGCGCGAGCGGATACTGGTGATCCGTAACGTCTACCGGACCTGCCGCGAGTCCACCTTCCGTCTGCTCATCGAGGTGGCTTCCGCTTTCGGCGTAGAGGTAACAGCCAACCGCTCCGACCTGTCGATCACGTTTCCCAACGGAGCGCAGATCATCCATGCCGGACTGGATGACCCAGAGAAACTGAAGTCTATTGCAGGCATCACTTCCGTCTGGATAGAGGAAGCAAGCGAGGTCAAAGAGGATGCCTTTCGGCAAGTAGACTTGCGACTGCGTGGCGATGTGCCGACCTACAAGCAGGTGACGCTGACCCTCAACCCGACCGATTCTCGGCTCTGGGTCCGGCGGTGGCTCGACGAGAACCCCGACATCTTCGTGCTGCGTACCACGTGGCGCGACAATGCTTTCCTCGACAAGCAGTATATCGACGTACTCAAATCGCTTCCAGAGGATCTGAGAGCCATCTACGAGCGAGGGGCGTGGGGCGAGGCGCTCAAGGGTGTTATCTTCCCAGAGTGGAAAACGTACAACCAACACCCAGAGCCGGACTTCTACGGTATCGACTTTGGGTACAATAGCCCCTCTGCCGGGGTTGCCGTGACCGTGACCGATCCCGACATCTACGTGCGGGAGGTTATTTATCAGAGCGGTCTAACAAACTCTGATCTGATTGCTGAGTTAAAGAAAGTAGTCAGCAATAAAAACGCGCCAATTTACTGTGATTCCGCAGAACCGGACCGGATTGAGGAATTGATCCGAGAAGGGTTGCAGGCGTATAAGGCCGACAAGAGCGTAAAAGATGGTATTGACTTTGTAAAACGTTTCAACGTTAACGTTCATGCAGGGTCGCAAAACTTACAGAATGAACTACGGGAATACCGATGGGACGAGGACCGCAAGTCTGGCGAACTAAAGGACGTTCCTCTAAAGCGGCACGACCACGCCGTTGATGCCATGCGGTATGCCATTTATACGCACCTGAAAGGCGAAACTAACACTTGGGGAGTCTGGTAATGCCAAAGCCCGATTTTTATGTACTCGGATCGTCAACGAAAGGCGTAAGCCTTAACGACCCCGAATGGCTCAACATCTTCAACCTGCATGGTCACGAACACGTAGCCAAGATGTCCCCGGCGGTAGCATGGACAGACGAGGGTTGGACGCGGCGGTGTGTAGACGTTAGGGCAAAGGCGCTCGCAGCCTTGCCCTTTGTCGTTCACAAGGGTAACATGACCAACGTGGTTTGGAAGGCAGGAGAAGAAGCGCCCGAAGAACTGGCGTGGCTCGACCTCTTCGACTACCTGTACCGAGCGGAAGCATCTCTCGCTCTCGTTGGTGCTGCCTACGCCATGAAGGAGGGCACGTTCAACAAGGACGGGATTATCACCAAAGCAGACGGGCTGTCATGGATTAACCCGACGAGCATGAAGCCCTGCTTCAAAGATGGAAAGTACGGACCCGACGAGCAAGGCAACTTCCGCTATTACGAGCGGAGAGCCAACGAGCGTAAATTTCAGGTTCCACGCTCAAGAGTCCTCGGCACTTTTCAGCCTTCGCCCTTTGTAGAGCAGGGACCGGGATCGGCAGACGCTCGCTCGGCGAATATGCACAGCCAGATTCTACATGACCTTGCAGAGTACACGAGTGGTCAGTTGCGATCAGGACTGGTCAAAAAGACTGTCTGGGTTGCCGACAAGGACGCACGTCAGCCGGACGAGTTGACGGTCAAGCGGTGGCAGCGGTGGGTGCGCCGCAACATCCTCGGCACGAAGCCGACACCCGATGACCCGATGGTGATGCAGGGGCTGTCAGCGCAGGAGGTAGGATCTGACCTGTCCGACTTGCACAGCGATGTGATCACGCGAGATGCAAGGGAAGCCATCGCCTCGACGCTTGGCGTTCCGCACTCGCTCGTCATGTCTAACGCCGCCAACTACGCCACAGCCAAGAGCGACCAGTTGGCGTTCATGGCAAATACGGTTGTGCCACAGGCGCGGCTACTCGCCCATGCTATCAACCAACAACTCTTGATGCCGCTCGGCTACCACTTGGAGTTTGAGCCGCACAAGACCGAGGTCATGCAGCAGAGCGAACTGGAGAAAGCGCAGGCAATCGCTCTTGCCGTAGGCGGTCCGGTGCTGTCCGTAAACGAGGGGCGCGAGTTGCTCGGGTACGAGCCGATTCAGGGGCAGGACGTAGTGGCAGAGCAGCCACAGGAAGTCCGCTCGGCTGATACCGTATCTGATACCAAGAACCTCGACATCCAGAGGTGGCGCACCAAGATCAACCGCAAGGGGCGGGACGTTAAGTTCACGCCTGACGCTCTGGCTGATTACGAGGCTGATATTATCCGCGAGCGTTTGGCAACAGGCGCAGACCTCGACGAAGTGTTCCGACCGCCCTTCGTGGGTTTTTAGAAGCCGACCGGAGCGAAGCCGAACCGGAAGGCACAAAGGCACTCAATCCGCTCGCTCGAACGCGGGCAGGATGGCGTGAACACGCAGAAGCGATGGAGCGCCTAATCGACAAAGAGGTTGATTCCTTTGTTGATGATATAGAGCAGGCTATCACCAAGCAGATCGACGCAGCAGCACGAGCCGTCCGTAACGACAGCAACATCGATGCAGCCATTGACTCTGAGCCGATCACAGAGGTGTATCAGGGCGCTTGGAAGAACGCCGCTTTGACGATTACAGGCAAGGTCTACAACGCCATCGACGCAAGCCGCAAGGAGTTCACCGACGAGCAATACACTTCATGGGAGGACAACGTTGATACGTACCTCGCCCAAAATGGCGGCGAGCAGATCCGTCTGATCGACAACTACACGAAGGAGTGGGTGCAGGCAACGGTCACATCGGCAACACAGACCGCCGCAGAAATGGGTCTTGGAACGGATGACATCGCCAAGATTCTACGCGGAATGTGGTCCGGCTACACAGACCAAGATGGCACTGTCTATCCGGGCATATCAAAGAACCGCGCCCTTCGGATTGCCCAAACGGAAATGAACGCCGCCGCCAACTACGGGGCGATGGAAGCCGCCACCGCCGCAGGCATGACTCGCAAGTTCTGGATAACCGCAAGCGACCAGAGGGTGCGACCAGACCCGAGGAAGAAGCCTCGAGCGGGCGATGCCAACCACCGAGTCCTCGACGGTGAGGAAAGACCCATCGGCGAAGCGTTCAGCAACGGGTTAATGCGACCATCCGAGGCAGGTAAGCCACCGGGTGAGGTTATAAACTGTCGTTGTCAAATGGGCTTTTTGCCTTAATTATTTAACCACATGGACCAGATAGAACAGACAGGGAAAGTTATTGAGGTCGGCAAATTGATTGCCGGAGTTATCGTCGTGTCGATGCTTGTCGGCGTAGCGACCGCCGGGTATCGTGAAATACCAGATAGAGTTGGTGCGGTTGAGATGGCACAGGGCAGCATCCTGACGCAAATAGGAACGATGGAGGACCGTATCGAAGCGGTAGAGCGCACTCAAGCCGAAATCAAGAAGGAGTTACAACTGATCACCTGCCTGCAACTGGCAGAGGCCAGAAAATTATCTTATCAGGAGTGCATCCAATGAAACGAGCCGCCGCCATCATATTGCTTTGCCTTTTTGCAACTGCCGCACATGGACAGGTGGGCATTGAGCGCGACCTATCGGGCAACCAGATCAACGCCGAGTTCTATCTGGAGGTGGCTAAAGGTGACGTAAAGAGCCACAGCGTAGTCAACAAGTTTGGCGAGGCTGACGCTATCGGCACAACGTGGACGGTCATTACAGACAGCAAGACGTACCCAACGCCTACCGCTGCGGTATCATTGGAGATACTGTCCTCGTCCGATGTAGACAGCACGAGCAACGCCGGAGCGCAGCAGGTACTTATTCAGGGAATAGGTGCAGATTGGCGCGAGCAGACAGAGACGGTAACCCTGCAAGGAACGCAAGCAGTAGACGTGAGCAATACGTGGCTTCGTGTTTATCGTATGTACGTGGTCAATACAAACACCTACGCATCAACGTCAGCGAGTACCCATGACGGGACGATAACCCTGCGAGTAGATGGTGGCGGTGCTACGTGGGCGCAGTTAGCGAAAGATGGCGTGTTCGGATATGGTCAGAGCCTGATCGGTGCGTATACTGTGCCGAAAGGAAAGACTGCTTTTTTGACCTCTTACGCGGCAGATATTGAGCCAACCAAGAACGCCAATATTGCTTTTTTTCAGCGTTGCGGAGCGGACGATGTAGCCTCTCCGTACGAGCCAATGCGATTGCAAGCACTACACAAAGGATTACAGAATACGCTTGTCATAACGAGCCACGTGTCACGCGGTCCGTTTGTCGGACCCTGCGACATTGG